CGACGGTCGTTGAAGGCGACCACGTGAATCAGTCCTCGACGACAGCCGGGGACTGGCGCTCGTACCGGCTGCCGTTACGAACGACCTCCTCGTAGCGCACCGCCGCGTAGTCGGAGAAGGAGCCCTGCGCGAACTCACCGAGGTAGGTGGGTGCCTCGACCCAGGAGGCGGAACCGACGTGGACACGCTCGGCCATGGTCTCCTGCGGCGACTTCTCGTAGACGTTGGCGTTGTGGTTCGGGCGGCCCGGGGCCGTTATGTAGCCCTGGAGAGCGCCCTTGGTGAACTCGTTCGGCACGTCTGTGTCTGTGGCGACACCCTCCTCGAACCGAAGAGGACCGCGCCGTACAGCGTTGTCGGCGAGCTTGCGCTCATAGACCGTGCCGACGCGCTCCTGAAACTGCGGGTCGGGTGCGAGATTAGTCATTCCGTAATCCTCTTCTGATAGCGAGGTAGCGATACCAGGGTATGAGGAATCAGAAAGGCGTTGTTAACTAGCGATAGTCCGAAGCGAGAAAAGGCTCACCGGGGAAGTCGTAGCGGCCGGGACGGTGATGTCGTACTCCTCGCCCCCGGGGAAGCACTCCTTCACGCGCCAGGTGAATGCGGGCGTCACTCCGGCGACGTCGGTGGCCAGCAGGCTGATGGTGAGCAGGCCCCTTTCGACACGCTCGTGCACCTCGTGCAGCCACACCACGGTGTCCCCGTCGGTCACCCGGCGCACCGACGGCGTGAATCGCACCATGGAGCCGTTGAGCGCGTTGCCCTGGTCGTCCACGTATTTGGCCGTGACGGTGACGGCCGTGAAGTTGGGCGGAAGAGTAAGGGGCGGAGTATCAGGGCCTGCCACGGTGGAGGGCTTCTGAGCCGTCCATCCGGGGGCATTCCATTCGTCGGCCATAAGAGGTCCTTAGCGCTGGAAGGGAGAATTGGAAACTTCGACCTCGGGCATCGTGTAGTCCTTGGTCAGAACGCAGGCGAGCGCCAGGGAATCCGCGTAGTCGTCGTGGGCGTCGGCCGCGCGAGGGGCCTCAGCCAATACGTACGGGCCCTCGAATTTCTTCTCCAGGTCTTCCATCTGCTGACGGAAACGCTTGTAACTCTTGAGACGCCGGGTGTACGCGTGGGCGGGCCAGGAGATGAGTCCCCGGTTCATCAATTCCATGAGGTGCTTCCACCGCTTGGACTGCTCGGGTCGCTGGGATCCCAGCGCTACGATGTCGATATCCGGCATGAGGACGCGCAGCCGGGATATGACGACGTCACCGACACCGCCCTCGTCGACCGCGATAGCCATCACGTTGTAGTTCCGTGCGAATTCGACGATGCGGAAGTACTGGTTCTCCCAGTCCATTCCCCCGAGATCCATCCAGTTGAGAATTCGGTGCTCGAAGTTGCCGAACTCGTCGGGTGCATCCCAGCGGACCCACACGGCCGTGACGATCGTGGAGTCCTGCTTGCGAGCAGGGTCGATGCCGATGACGACGGGGCTCTTGTGGTAGGCCGGGACGACCTGCATGGATACGTCGCCGAGTTCGTCCAGCCGCTCGGTCGTGGTGAACATACCCTTGTCGAGCAGCCACATGAGGCGGTACGACAACTTGAATTCGTCGGAGTCCTCGCCGATGCGCAGGAGTTCCTTCTTGACGAATTTCGCGTAGTTCTCGTTCCACTTCGAGACTTCTTTCCAGTCGGCATCGAAATGGTTCTGCCTGGCGCCACGCTTTGTGGCCGTACGCCGGTTGATCTGGATCTGGTTGTAGAAGACGCCCTTCTCGTACGTGGGCGTTCCTGTGAAAACCATCGTTGCATTGGTCGAGGCACCCATCGGGCCGATCGACTTGTTGACCATTTTCTCGTCGGCGCCCTGGCACTCGTCGATAAGGATCAGGTGATAGGTGCGGCCTTCAATGGTGGCGCGAGGGTGACAGGTCTGCTTTCGCACGAGGCTGCCGGACCGCTTCAGGGATATCGAGCGTCCCTTGCCCGCCACGGTGTCGTCGATTTCCGGGTCGGCCATGATTTCCAGGGCGTGGTCACTGGTAAGGCGGGCCACGATTCGGCCGTACAAGTTGTCGGCCTGCTCCTCGACGGGAGCAAATGCGCCGACCCAAAGGCCTTCCTTGAATTTGCCCATCAGGTCGGGGAAGATTTTCGCCAGCCTGGGGAACATGATCATGCAGGCGGCGACGCAGTTGGCCACGGTCTCGGACTTGCCGGACTGCCGGGAGAAGAGCGCGGTAAGGGTGGCGCCGTCGTTGATGATCAGCGACTCGATCAGACGAGCCGCGAAAGGACGCTGGTACCCGTACAGGGGGTGTCCGGAGACCTCATCGACGATGAGGAGCATCTTGGCGACGATCTGATCTACGAATGCCTGCGAGGTCTGGTCCAGGACCACCTCGGTGTCGATCCTTGCCTGACGCTCTTCGTCAGTTTCGTCGCTGATGAACTCGTCGTACTCGACGTCCTCCGTTACAGACACAACTAACCCCAATCCCGTTTCTTGCTACGGAATTGAGGTTAGGCGTTTTCTGCTATCGGTTTGTAATTACGGCTTCCGAAGGGTTCAGGCGTCCCTTCGGATGTCCCTGTTCGCGATGATCTGCTGGGCGCGCTGCCGCGTGAAGCCGAACATCCTGCCCAGGTTCTCGTAGGTGTAGCGGCCCTTTGCGTAGACCGCCTCCACCAGAGCGTCCCGGGCTTCCGTCGACACGGCCGGGTAGTCCTCGAAGCACATCTGGTCGCAGAAGATGGGGGCGTCCTTCTTGGCCACACCCAGCAGCCTGCGACATCCTCGGCACCGAAGATCAACCAGCATGTCAGGCATCGATCTTCGCCTCCCCCGTCATACGGTCATCGGTCTCGTCGTCCACAGACCCGCCACCGTTCTCGTGCCAGGCACTCTCCACACCCTGAAGCAACTGGTCGAGCAGCCCCAGTGGAAGGGTCAGGCCGCGCCCGTAGGTCTCCAGGGACGGGATGTACTCGCGCAGGTCGACGAACAGCCCGTCGTGGGGGCTCTGAACTGTGGAGACGTGAATCTCCTTGTCGTGCACGTACGCGACCCGGGCGTGGATCGTCCGTCCCTCAGCAAGTTCGTCCATGACTCCTCCATCGCTCTATGTGTCCGAGACTACACCGCGCAAGCGGTCTCGACAACCCGCTTGACGAGCGAGTACAGTGAGTCTGTTGACAAGAGATAGAGGAGCACACGATGGGCATGTACCCGATGAACGACCCGGAGAAGTGCCCGAAGTGCGGGCGGGACCTCTCCGAGGCACCTGCACCTGAGCGGGTAAAGGTCGAAAACTTCCCCGCCGAGGTAACCTACGGACTTGATCCGGTCTGTGGGGGGCGCTGGCACGTGTGGGATCGCACCTCTCCGCTGCGGAAGAAGGCACAACCCTTCGTGGACGGAGAGAACGATGGATGACTTCAACCTCCAGAACGGCATACAGCGCGCCACAGGCTCCGAGGAGCTGGACGCCCTCCAGCAGCGCGAGCTGCGGTCCGAGCAGATGCAGTACTACAAGAACGCCAACACCGAGCCCTTCGAGGGCTTCGGCGGGTTGCAGGGACTCAAGGAGGCTGCGATCGGTGTGGCGATCTTCCTGGGCGTGGCCCTGTTCATCAAGTACGTCCTCGGCATTGGCTAGCCCGCACAGCAGAAGGCCCCCGACTCCATACCGGAGCGGGGGCCTTCTGCTTGCCTACTGCGCCCGCCGCAGCGGTACGACGTTCTCCTGGCTGACCATGGCGGTCAGGAACGGCTTGCCCTTCATGGTTTCGTCACGGCGCCTGCGCTCCGAGGACAGGCCCAGGTACCGCTCGGTGGTGGCCATGTTCGAGTGGTGCAGCAGGGCCGAGACTGTACGGAGCGCGGCGTCGTAGCCGACCTCCGTGGACAGTGCGTCGAAGTAGGCACGGGCCACCGCCCGGCGGATGGTGTGGGTGCCCTCGTACCGGGTCGGTAGACCCACGGCGGCCAGCGCGTGCTTGACGATCTTCTCCGTGCGCTGCACCGGGCGGTCCGGGTGCCACATGAACGGTGTGCGGACGTAGACCCGCTGGCCCGTCTCCTTGTCCAGGTAGTGCGTGGCGATGGTGTTGCCGGTACGGGCCGGGAAGAGGTAGTCGTCCGCGCGTAGGGGTCGGCCCAGCAGCTCGGCGTACTCGACCAGCCATACGCGCAGCTCGCGCTCCAGGTCGGCGGTCAGGGGCATCTCGTCCTCCTCCCGGGTCTTGATCACGGTCACGAAGACCTCGGACCGCGCGAAGTCGATGTCGCCGACGCGCATGTTCGTGATCTCCGAGGCACGGCACGCGGTGTTCACGGCCGTGGCCAGGTAGGCCCGGTGCATGGCGCACTCAGCCTGGTCCAGGAGCTGGAGCAGGATGGACGGGGCGGGCTGCTGGCGGCGCCTCTTCGGTTCCGGCAGGGGGTCGACGCCGGTCAGGTAGTTGTCCAGCGGGGTGAAGCCGCTGTTCTTGCAGAAGGAGAAGAAGACCTTCAGCCGGGCGCGGTAGTTGTTGTGGGTGCCGGGGCCGACGGCCTCCCGAACCGGCTGTCCCTTGATGCGGGTGGAGTGGGTGTCCATGATCCCGCCGGGTCCGTAGAAGAAGTCCCGGACCTCCACGGCGCTCAGCTTGTCGAACTCCAGGTTGCCCAGGTGCTCGACGAACCGGGGCAGCAGGGTCTCGTCGACCCTCATCGTGTTGTCGGCCTTGCCGGAGCGCTTACGGATGTCCAGGTACTCCTCGACGGCGCTGCGCAGTGCGATGGTCACGCTTCCTCCTGGTGCGGGGTTGGCTGCGTGTCCGACTCTACAGACGTCAAGCACATTCATCAAGATGATTGCGTAGCACTTCTTGAGAAGCGATAGTAGGGTGTGCGTCATGGAAACCAACGCGCTTCATACCTCGGGGCTCACCGAGCCCCAGAGCAACATGACCGTCAGCCTGACGAACAACCGCATGGAGGACAGCCGCTGGAACCGACTCCTCACCATCCTGTTCACCCCGCAGGACGAGGACGCCCAGGCAGCCACCGCCTAGAACAACTACCCTTCCCAACAGGGACGTTCCCCATATACTGCACTGATCAACACAACGGGCCTGTCACCGCGAGTCTAGGCGCGGCGACAGGCCCTTGATCAGTCTGTAAAGGAGACTGAACCATGGCCAGCATAGCGGCCGAGCGGGCCCGTGTACGCGCGCAGAAGGTCAACGGCACACGCCCCGGAACCCCCGGAACCTTCCAGTCCAGCACCGCCCTCGCACGCATCGTCAAGCGTGTCGGCGCCTACCTCCGGGTGTCCACCAAGGACCAGATCGTCGGCTACGGCCTCGACGTCCAGCTCAAGGGCATCCAGGACAACATCGACCTCAAGAACGCGACGGAAGAGCGCAACGGCACCAACATCGTCTGGGAACTCTCCGACGTCTACGAAGACGCGGGCGAGTCCGGCGCCAAGCAGGACCGGCCCGAGATGATGCGCCTGGAGCGCGACGTCCTCGCCAAGAAGATCGACGTCGTCGCCGTCCACAAGTTCGACCGCATCGGCCGCACCGGCCGCGCCTTCTGGCACTGGGTCTGGGCCCTCGAAGACGCCGGAACCTCGATCATGTCCGTCACCCAGGAGATCGACACCACCACCACCCACGGCGTCACCGCGCTCCAGCAGCTCGCATCCTTCTCCGAGATGGAATGGCGCACCATCCTGGAGCGCACCCAGAACGGCCTCAACATGAAGGCCGCCTCCGGAGGCTGGACCGGCGGGCCCCCGCCCTTCGGCTACTACATCGAGAACCAGGGCAAGCGCGACTCCAAGCTGGGCCTCGACACCGAAGAGTGCCGCACCCTCGAACTCGCCGCCCAGTTCATCGTCGAAGGCGGCTACACCGTCGACCGCGCCGCCCACATGCTCAACCTCATCGGCCGACTCACCCGCAAGGGTGTGGAGTGGACCGGATCCAACCTCCGGCACAAATTCTTCAACACCGCCCTGGACGGATTCGTCGTCTACCGAAACACCGACGAAGTCGTCAACAAGCGCCGTAAGCGCGCCACCCGGATGAACCCTGATGGCACCCCCAAGCACGGCCCCATGATGATCATCGACACCCCGATGGTCTTCGAACTCGACCGGCTCATCTCCATCCGCCACGCCCTCAAGCGAAACGGCTGGAACCTCACCGGCCCGTACAAGTACCACCCCCTCAGCACCCGCGTGATCGGTGAATGCGGCGCCCACTACACCGGAGTCTGGGTAAAGGCCGAGAACCGCCGCACCTACCGCTGCACCGGAAACAAGTGCGGCGACTCCGTGATCGACGCCGTGGCGCTCGAAGAAGTCGTCTGGGACAGCCTGAAGAACTTCCTCGGCGACAAGGAGAAGCTGCGCGAGATCGCCAAGGACTGGGTGACCACCGCACCGGATCACCGCAAGATGTACGAGGCTCGTATTGAAGAACTCACGCGGGAAATCGCAGGTCTGCGTGAGCTGACCACCACCACGCTGGTCAACCTCGCGAAGGCGGGCGTCGATGCGCTGGCCATCAATTCAGCAGTGGCGAAGCTGAACGAGGAGATCAACAACAAGCAGGCGATGCTGGACGACGCCGTGTCGATGCTGGCGGAGGCGGAAGAGTCCGCTACTCGCGCCGAGGATTTCCAGCGCCTGGTCGAGATCGCCACCTTCAACCTGGAGTTCATCACCGACCGGCAGAAGGCCGAAGTGATGGACCTGCTGGAGATTCAGGTGACGCTCATCGGGCCGGTTCCGCTGGACGGCCGCTTCGGGCCGGACTCCGACATCGAGCAGTGGTTCGGAAAGCGCAGTGTTCAGCCGGTCGAGATGACCGATGCGCTGTGGGAGGAGATCCGTCCTCGGATCAGCTTCCGGGCCTCGAAGAAGAGCCACGATCTGCGGGGGCTGGTGGAGGGTCTGCTCTACAAGGCCCGCACGGGTTGCCCGTGGTCTGAGATGCCGGAGCACTTCCCGCCGAAGGAGGCTCTGAGGGCCCGCTGGAGGGCCTGGAAGGACGGGGCGTGGGAGAACATCGTCGAGCCTCTTCTGGAGCCCGCTCCGCCGCGTAAGCCGCCGCTGCCGCCCATGAAGGTGACGGGGAACATCGACCCCCGTCTGGTCGAGTTCACCAACGGTCAGGCGACGAGCCAGGTTCCGCACTCTGCTGGACGAACTTCCAGGGGATTGTTCACGTACGTCATCAACCTGGAAAAATGGCGATTGGCCGCCTGACCTGGGAAAACACCGAAGGCCCCTACCCGGTCGAGGGTGGGGGCCTTTCTCAGGCCTCGCGCTTGGAGAGCACATCCAGGACTCCGAGGAGACTCTGCGCCCCCTGGTGGGCCTCCAGCAGACTCTCCGGAGTCGACTGCTTGCGGTAGTCGTCCAGGGCCTTGGCCAGCCCGCTGCCGACCGCGTCCGCCCAGTCGAGCACGTCCCCCGTGGCGAGCCGGTCCAGCCTCTTGGCCGCCTTCGCACGGATGGGATCGATCGTCCCTTCGCCGCCCCGAAGGGCTCGCTTCACATCAGCCCAAGAGCGCACAGGACCTCATGCTCCATTTCCATGTCGTCGTTCTTCTTGGCTACGAGTCGGCGGGCCGCCGACTTCTCTTCCTCAGTGTTCTCAGACGACGAGTTCATCAGGCACCTCATCGAATCTGTGGGCGTTGTCGCGGATCGAGTCCGTGGTGAGCGCGTCCTCTGTTCCCCGGACGGCTTCCAGCAGGGCTTCCTTTTCACTGCGCCCGGTATGCCGCCAGCGGCCGAACACGAGGCCCTTTCTCCATATCCGAATAATCCAGGAGTGGGAGCGGCGGTACGGAGGGTCCAGTTCGTCGGTAGGCGCGGTATGAAGCAACGGTGTCTTTGGGGCCAGGTCGATGAACTGAACGAAGAAAGGCCCCACGTCATGGGTTCTAGGCATGACATGGAGCCTATTCTTCGGACGCTCAGTACTGGTAACTTGGCGGCTATGACTGCCGATG